AAATTCTTAGAGTATAAAAAATATAAAACAAAAGAAGGCATTTGGTATTACGGAAGTTGTTTAGAGGATGTTATATCTGGTAGGAAAGTTATAATTCTTACACCTGATGGAGCAAAAAAATTAAAAGAAAAAATACCAGATATATCCTTAATATTTCTTAATACTTCCAATAAAGAAATAAAAAAGAGAATGAAGAATAGAATGAAACTCTCTGGTGAAAATAAAAAAGAATTGAAAAGAAGATATAAGTCTGATAAAAAGGATTTTAAAAAAGTAGATGCCGATTTTGTGATTTTTACGGATGGTAAAACTCCAAACAACATAGCTACAACTTGTGTTGTTATGGATTATTTAGCTAAGAAACACAATGAGAGGAGTGATGGTAAATATGAATGATTTATGTAACGCCAAAGTATATTGTGGCAATCGTAATTGTGAACATTTAGAATGTGTCAGACATGATAGATATGTTCCGTTTGATATTTTGATTATAAGAGAAAATTATAAGACTGAAACCAATGGAACTTGTAAACATTTATTATTAGATTGGGAGGATAAAAATAATACATGATTAATTATGATGAAATTACCTATGATGACTGTTTAGAGCAGTATACATACAAAAATAAGGCAGTTTTACTCAATGATGGTAAAGTTATTGGCTTTATTGATGAAAAAATTAAAACTGAGTCGCTGGAAACCGTATAAATACTGGGTTTGAGAGACCGAAAACAAATTTGAAATGTTGATTTCAAGTGAAGTTGAGAAAGGAGAAAAAATGGACAAGAAAGGATATGAAATAGCAGATAAATTAGGTGAAGAAGAAATTTTATGTCAGTTATCAGAAGAGTGTTCTGAATTAATTCAGGCTTGTCTTAAATATAGAAGAACACTGAAAAGTCTTACACCAAAGACAAAAGAAGAAGTAAGGAATAATCTCACAGAAGAACTTGCTGATGTATTATTCAATATAGACCAAATAATTTATTTATTTAATAAACATGAAAACACTGATAAAAGTATGGAACTTGCCATAAGTAATATTCGTGATTATAAAACAGATAGATGGTGGAGAAGAACTTTTATATCACAGGAGGAAAATTAATGGTAGTTATAAAAAGAGATTGTACAGAAGTAGATTTTGATAAGTCTAAAATTTCAAATGCAATTCTCAAAGCAATGAAAAATGGATCTGGCATTGTAAAAACTAAGATTGCTGAAGATATTGCAAATGAGATTGAGGAAGAATGTAAAAATAAAGACGAAGTAAGTATCTCTGATATTGAGTCAATGGTCTATGATAAGTTGATTACAAAGAAACAGAGACTTACAGCTAAAGCATATGAAGGATATAGAAGTATTCGTGAATTTCAGAGAGAAAATGAAAATACAATTGATACTGAAATTACAGAATTGTTAAGCGGCGAAAGTGATTATTGGAACAATGAAAACTCTAATAAAAATCCAAGATTGAATACAACACAGAGGGATTATCTTGCAGGAATTGTAAGTAAAGATGCATCAAGAAGATACATATTACCACCTGAAATCGTACAAGCACATGATGATGGGCTTATTCATGTTCATGATATGGATTATTTAATTCAGTATATGAATAATTGTTGCTTAATTAATCTTGAAGATATGTTGCAGAATGGTACAGTAATTTCTGAAACACTTATTGAAAAACCACACAGCTTTTCCACAGCATGTACTGTAGTAACTCAGATTATTGCACAGGTGGCATCAAGCCAGTATGGGGGGCAAAGCATTTCTTTAGCACATCTTGCACCATTCGTAGATATTTCCAGACAGAAAATTAGACAAGAAGTAATCTCTGAATTAGAGTATCTATATAGAGATATTGAAGAAAAAGAATGGATAAAACCAAGAAAAATTCTTGGTAAAAAGCTTAAAAAAGAACAAGAAAAATATTATAAAAACAAAGAAAAACTTCTTAAATTTGTTGACGCTGTAGATGTTGAAGATATTGTAGAGAAACGTCTTGCGAAAGAGATCAAAAAGGGTATTCAGACAATTCAGTATCAAATTACTACTCTGATGACGACCAACGGACAAGCACCATTCATTACGTTATTTATGTATCTGAATGAAGCACACAATCAGCAGGAAAAAGATGATTTGGCTTTACTTATAGAAGAAGAATTAAAACAGAGTCTTCTTGGTGTCAAGAATGAAGAAGGTGTATATATTACACCAGCTTTCCCAAAAGTAATTTATGTATTACAAGAAGATAATATCCACGAAGGAGACAAGTATTGGTATTTAACTGAGCTTGCCGCTAAGTGTTCTATTAAACGATTAACACCTGATTACATTTCTGAAAAAATCATGAAAGAAATGAAAGATGGAAATTGTTATCCTGTAATGGGGTGTAGAAGTGCTTTAACAGTATGGCATGATGAAGATGGTAAACCAAAATTCTATGGACGTTTCAATTCTGGTGTTGTAACTGTATCATTGCCAGATATTGCATTATCATCAGGTGGGGATATGAATGAATTTTGGAAAATATTTGATGAACGTACAGAGTTATGTCATAAAGCATTAAAGATTAGACATCAGAGATTACGTGGAACAAAGTCAGATGTTGCTCCTATTCTTTGGCAACACGGAGCATTTGCAAGACTTAAAAAGGGTGAACCTATTGACAAACTACTTTTTGGTGGCTATTCAACTTTATCCCTTGGTTATGCAGGACTTGCTGAATGTGTTAAGTATATGACTGGACATTATCATTGTGATGAGGGTATTGGAGAAAAATTCGGTCTTGAAGTAATGCAAGCATTAAATGATAAATGCTCTCAATGGAAAATAGATGAAAATATTGATTACAGCTTATACGGAACTCCATTGGAAGCAACCACGGAAAAGTTTGCAAAAAAACTTAAAGAGAGATTTGGTATTATTGAAGGAGTTACAGATCGTACATACATCACAAATTCTTATCATATCCCAGTATTTATACATATTGATGCCTTTGGGAAACTTCGTATTGAAGCTAAATTCCAAAGATTAAGTCCAGGTGGAAGTATTTCGTATATCGAGTGTCCTAATATGGAGAATAATATACCAGCAGTTCTTGAGGTTATTAAGTTTATTTATAACAATAACATGTATGCAGAACTTAATACAAAAAGTGATTATTGTCAGAAATGCGGTTGGAAGAAAGAAATTAAACTTATTGACGAAAATAATAAACTTATTTGGGAATGTCCTAATTGTGGAAACAGAGATGTAATGACAATGGACATTACTAGAAGAACTTGCGGGTACAAAGGTACAGCACGTAATGGATGGAATCAGGGTAGACTTGGTGATATTCATGATAGAGTACCACATCTTGACGATATTGAGGAGGAATAATATGAGATATTCAAGTATGCGCAATCTTGATATTTCTAATGGGGAGGGAGTTGGAGTCTCCCTCTTCGTCCAAGGTTGTCCATTTCACTGTAAAAACTGTTTTAATTCTGATACATGGGATTTTAATGGTGGAAAAGAATGGACAGAAGAAATAAAAGATAAATTTATAAAATTAATTGATAGACCATATATTAAACGAGTATCATTCCTTGGTGGTGAGTGTTTAGCTGAACAGAACCTTGATGAAGTTCTCAAATTAGTCCAAGAAATCCGTATTTCATTTCCTAAGAAATCTATTTGGTTATATACGGGATATGAATTATCAGAGATTACAAAGCAAGAACAATACGAGAAAGTTAGTGGAATACCTAGTGTTTGGTCAAAACGATGGAAGATAATTTCTAATATAGATGTGCTTGTTGACGGAGAATATATAGATGAGCAGAAAGACCTTACATTGAAATGGCGAGGCAGTAAGAACCAAAACTGTATTGATGTGAAACAATCTCTTGCTCAGAACAAAGTAGTTTTATATTGTGATTAGGAGGTAATTAATATGTCTTATGTAGATATTGCAAATGAAGAATCATCTGGTGTTCAGATTGATGGTGAAGACTATTATGTTGCGTTGCGTAACCTTGAAAACAAGTATGGGTATGATGAAGATATTGCAACAATAATTAGAATGTGTAACCAATGGGAAAATAGCTTTCATAAAATGGAAGGTCGTTGCAATGAAATTATTACTGCAACAACTTTATATGAAGCACAAATTAAATCTATATTAGAAAAAAATAGAGTATAAATAAAATGAACTTATGGACAACAATTCTAGCAATAATTATAGGACTTATATATAACGCTAAATAAAAGGAAGAATAACAATGACTAAAGAAGATGTAAGGAAGGGCATGGTTTTATACTATGCCCGAATATTAAAAGCTGTAGGCATATACGAAGTAAGTGAGTTGCTTATAAGAACAGTAGAAGATGATTATTTTGTTGGTGTTGATAAGCGTGATAAACATGTATATTTATTTTCATATAATAATCTTAACCAATTAATATTTAACGATAGACAAAAATGTTTAGATACTGTATTAGACAGTGAAAAGAATGCACCTAAAATAAGTAGCGAAAAAGAATATGAAGAATATTAGTAAGGCACAATGATAAAATGATATATGAAATTAAAGATTTAACTAAAATAACAACTTATAGCACTTTGGCTAAAGAGTTAAATGAAACCAATGAAGCATTTTATGAATATGTATCTGATTATATTTTTTCAAAGATAGTAAACTCTCAGATATCGCATAATTTGTTTAAATATGAACGATTTATTCAATTTTTAAAAAGAAGATATTTTAATGATTGTAACAATACAGAATTAATATATACAATTGGACTATGTGTTTCGACAATTGAAATTTGTAAACATCAATATAATCATTTATACAATGAATACAACACAAATAATATAATAAAAGAGTTATTGCAAGATGATAATAAGAAGAAAATAATTCTAAAAATATATAATAACCCTGATATACATTTAATAAAATTAATTAATGATCTTGATATTACGCTTGAAAATGAATCATTCGAAAAACACACATTAATGATAGAACACATTAATACATTAATAGATTTAGGTATGATAATAAATTATAACAAAATTTTATCTGCATCTCCCATATTAGTGCGATATATACAGAATAATAAAGTAAAGGAGTGATTAAGTACGGCAAATTACCTATATGATAAATTTAAAGGAAAATATAGAATACGTGCTCCAATTAATCAGTTGACAAATGACTTCAATCGAAAATTAAATGGTACTTTAGAAGATATAGATTGTTATATAGATTGTCAATTTGGCAATAAGGTGTTCTATTATGGACACAATATTTTACAAGCTTATATCCCTTCTATCGGTAGAGGACATAACATTCTTAAAAATCTCGAAGAAACGGACAAATCTCTGATATTTGACATTGAAGAAACGGACGCTGAAATTCTGTTTAAATTCAAATTCATCAACTCTGACAAAATTATCCCATTGTTAAAACCTAAAACAAGTGGTTCTCAGACAAGCCCTTTTTCGCCTAAAAATCTCCCAAAATCTAATTTTAAAATCCCAGATGATAAATTGACACAGTACAAAGAAATCGTGTCTAAAATTCCTCCTGAGAAGCTTTTAACCCTAAGTAGAATAACCAATTCATTCTTGCAAACTTTAGTTACTAAAAAGAACACTTGGGAGAATATTAAATCAGATATGAGATTAAAATGCCTTAAAGGTAAAGAATATATTTACTACATTGGTAAGTGGAACGAGTATCTTACATATCTTAAAAGCAACATTAAAAATGTAGACAGTTAAGGAGTAAAAATTATGTATGAAGTAAAAAAGTGTGTAACCGATAAGAAGCTTAAAGAATATGGCTTTAGATATAAATCAGACGGAGATTATACATATAGAACTGTTATATATCAAGATGGGAAAAGACCTGTAATATTCCTGACATTCTATATTAATCTCGAAGAGAGAGCATTTAACAGTAGAGTATCTGATACCACAGGTACATATTATCCTTATTATGATGAATGTCGTCAAGGCGATACATTGTATAAGATACTTAAGAATTGTGTTGAAAAGGAAATAAGAAAATTAGTAAAGGCAGGTATTATAAAGATGATAAGTATAGAAAACATAAAAGGTACAGTAGTTAATAGCACAACAATTAAGCTTAAGAAACTTAGAGATAATGTACAGATTCCAACAAGAGGAAGTGAATATGCGGCAGGATATGATTTATATGCAGCTATTACATCACCTATAATAATAACACCTCACACTACAGTTAAGATTGGCACAGGTGTAGCAGTTGAAATTCCTAATGGTTATTTTGGTGCAGTTTTTGCAAGAAGTGGATTAGCAACTAAGGAGGGATTAAGACCTGCTAATGCGGTTGGCGTGTGCGATTCAGATTACAGAGGAGAATATATAGTTGCATTACATAATGACTCAGATACCCCTAGAACTGTTACTCCAGGAGAAAGAATAGCTCAGTTGGTTATAATGCCTTATCTTCAAGTTGATTTTGAAGAAGTTAATGAGTTGTCTGATACTGTAAGAGGTGAAGGTGGCTTTGGCTCAACAGGAAAGGCGTGATTATGAAAGAAAAAGTTCCAATTTATCAAAAACAGAACCTTACACTTGAAGAAGCTGCTGAATATTCCAATATTGGAATAAATAGATTAACTATGTTGATTAAAGAACCTACTTGTAATTTTGTATTATATGTAGGAAATAAAAGATTAATTAAAAGAAAGTTATTTGATGAATTTATAGAAAATATAAATATGATTTAATGTTGTTGAAATTATTATGGTTGAGTGATATTATTTAGGTGTAAAATATATCACTCAATCCTTTGTTTTTAATAAAGAAATAAAGGTGATATTTTATGGACAAAAAAGATATTAAAGGAAGAGTATTAAAAGAAGGTGAAGACCAGTTAAAAGATGGTAGGTATCGTTATAGATTTACAGATAAGTATGGGAAAAGAAAAGCCATATATTCGTGGAAACTTGTAACTACCGATAAAACTCCTTCTGGCAAAAAAGATGATTTGTGTTTACGTGCAAAAATTAAACAGATAGAAAAAGATCTTAATGATAACATAAACACATATAAAGCTCAGTCACAAGTTAATGATTTGATTAATATGTACCTAGATACAAAAGTGAACTTAGCAAACAGTACATTAAATAATTATAAGAATATGTATGAGGTGAATATAAAAAATTCTTTGCTAGGTAATATGCAGATATGCTCAGTTAAGAAATCTGACATATTAAAATTCTATAAATATTTATATATTGATAAAAAACTGTCAATTGGTACTATACAATTATATCAAAATCTTTTGTATCCAGCTTTTCAATTAGCTGTCGATGATTCTACAATTAGGCTCAACCCTTGTAAAAATTGTATGAAGGAATATGTTCGTGGTTCGATGGATTCTCCAAGAATTGCTTTAACTAAAGAACAACAAAAAAGGTTATTGTCTTTTGTAAAAAACAGCAATGTATACAAACGATATTACCCAATGCTTGCAACAGTCCTATGTACTGGACTAAGAATTAGTGAAGCAATGGGGTTAACATGGAACAATATTGATTTTAAAAATCACTATATAACTATTGACCATCAAATATTATATAGAAAAAAAGATGGTGTAATTAAGCATTATGCTTCAGTACCTAAGAATAAAAAGACCAGACATATTCCTATGCAAAAAGATATTGAAAAGC